TACTTCTCAAGAAAAAACATGGTGGAAATCTTGACATTGACAAGTTTGTAAACAATTTGAAAAAGATTGGCGCACCTGTAGGTGATATGCAGACAGAAGAAGTCATGGTTGAAGGTGTGAAAGAACTTTGGCAACGTGTCAAAAAGTCCAAGGTGGTTCCGGTTGCTCTAGTAGCCGCTGTGATTGCTGCATTGGAAGAGTCGGGAATCGAACTTCCGAAAGACCCTATCGAATTGATTCATTATGGTGAAGTTATTGATAGCATAGTTCATAATATTGCTCATTATGGACCCGAAGCAATTACCATGATTTCAAACGTTATGGGATAAATGTATGGGAATGCATAAACCCAATCAAGAATACTACTATTACCGTAGCTTGCGTGGGCAAGTTATTGTCTTTATGTCTTTGTTCTATGGAATGAAGGTTGTTGACATTGCTGAAGATTCTGAAGAAACACTGTCGGAATCACGAGAAACCAAAATTGATATTACTTATGCACCAAAAGAACGAAAATTGATTGAACAATTGTATGAACATACCGATCCAGATTCATTTCATGATCAAAAGGTTCCAAAATTTTCTGTTTCGATCACTTCGATCAACTATGATAACACAAGAGCATTGAATTTCTTCCGAACAAGACGAATCAAGCAAAATTCGAAGCAATTCAATGATAGAATGCCCCAACCTTACGATATTGGAATGAATTTGTCTATTTTGGCGAAATATGAATCACATCTACATCAAATTATTGAAAATATTGTTCCCTTCTTTTCTCCATATATCATTGTCAAGATCAAAGAAAATAAGGATATATTGGACGCAGTACCAAGAGAATTGAGAATTGATTATGATGTTGCGGTTGGTAGAGATGTTCCAGTGCAATATATTGACACAGAAAGAAGATATGTTCGTGGTGACTTGAATTTCTTGATCAAGGGTTGGGTTTATAGACCTATTTCAGAATCTCCCGGTCCTATCCAACGTATTCCGATTCGATTTTTCAATAGTCTGGATTTTGCAATACCGGAAAACTTATTAGATTCCACAGAAGTCGTTGGTCCAAATTGGAATGGATAGTTTTTCCTAAAAAAAGTTGTTGAGAATGATAAATATAAACCTAAATATCAATAGAATAAACAAATAGGTTCTTCTAAAGAAAGAGGATACAAATATGGTAACGATTCGTTCAGGTCTTTCTCCTGCTGTTCGTGTTCAAGAAATTGATTTGTCTGATCACACTGTCAATCAGGTAAATACCGTTTCAATGTTGATCGGTGTTGCCGAACGTGGTCCTGCTTTCAAGATCGACATTGTAAATTCTGAACGCGAATTTGTCGAAACGTATGGTGAACCGGATAGCGATACTGTCAAGACGTTCTTTGCTGCTTCTGGTTATTTCGCTCGGGGTGCTCAACTTCTCTTTACCCGTATCGTAGACCGACCAAGAGCTATTGTTGCTGCTATTGGTTACGATGCGGAAAGTGATAGTGGTGGAACTTTGCCGAATGTTGCAAATCTTGACCCTGAAATTTACAACAACGACATTACAGAATGGTTGGAAGCACAAGACGAAAATACCATTGTAACACAGTCAGACGTTGAAGCATACTATGACACCGAATACAAGTGTACGCAAGCATTCTATACTCGTCATACACTCAACCGTGCCTATCCAAGATCAAGACTCAAGGAATATGAAGCAGGAGATTTGGTGCATGATGGTTGGTATGAAGCAACAGCAACAGGTATTGTTGAACACTTTACCGGAGAAGTAGCAGATGGTGAACCTTCGGGTGCTTTTCCGAATGGTTATGTTTATCGTTGTATTGTTGGTGGTTTGACTTCAACTGCTTGGAATACTGCTGCCGAACGTACCGATAAAGGTAATGCTTCGGATGATGTTGTTGCTTGGGATACCGATGTTGGCGACACAACCACAGACGGTGAAGTTGTTTGGGAACGTATTGCTTGGACCGAAGAAACTTGGACGGGCGGTATTCGTTACAAGCACGGTTCGACCGTTGAACCAGAATACTATGATCCCGACGATACCGAAACCTTTGACTACAACGTAACAATCAACGAAGAAGCCAAACAGGAAGACCTTGTTCTTGCTGCGATTGGTCCGGGTAATGTTTACAACGATTATTATGTTTTCCTTCTTGGATATCAAGATGCTGAAAAACTTCGCAAGTATCCATATAGCTTGACCATTCCAAGAGAAACGATGAAGTCTGATTCGATTGTTCCCGAAGTATTCGCCAATTGGGGAACATCTTCTGATCCAAGTGTCAAACGAATTTGTTCTAAGGTGACATATACTGAACTTGTCAATAAGTTTGATTTCCTTGGTTTGATTCCTAACAATCTGCCTAAGAGCGACACAGAATTTGGTCTATTTGTTCTTTCTTATGATCAAATTTCTGATTCTTGGGGTGAAGTTGAATATCACCGTTGCTCAACCGATGAAAACGCTTTTGACGATAACGGAAACAAACTTTATGTTGAAGAAGTTGTCAATAACCAGTCCAAATTGATTCGTGCAAAATTGGCAACGACGGGTAAAAATGCTACATTTACAACCACTTTGCCGATTCCACTCAAGGGTGGATATGCTGGACAACTTCAAAATCTGTATGAAACGACCGAAAGAGAAGGACAAACAATCTCTCTTCTTGGTGAATTGTACGAAGCTGCCGATATGTACCGTGAATCGGATATTGACATTGATGTTGTGATTGAAGGTGATGTTCCTCTTGGTGGTAAGATTGAACTTGCGAATCTTGCCGAAGATTTGAATGGTGAAGCAATTGCCGTTCTGGATGTTCCTTACGAATATTCCGATCTTGACGATATTGTGGAATGGACACAGGAAAATCTACTTCTTGGTGGTTCTACTGGTAGCTATGCAGCACTTTATCATAACCGATTGAAGATTTTTGATAAGTACAACGGTATCTATCGTTGGGTTGCTCCTTCTGGAACCGTTGCGGGTGTTTATACCGATGTGGATAAGAATTTCTATCCTTGGTATGCTCCCGCCGGTTCTCGTCGTGGTGTTCTTTCTGAAGTCATTGATATTCGTGAAAAGTTCCGTCTACCTCCACGTGACGCACTTTATGCAAATAGAATCAATCCAATCGCTGTTATCCGTGGTGCGATTACCATTTATGGTCAGAAAACACTTCTTGACCGTGACAGCTATCTAAACCGAGTCAATGTTCGTCGTTTGCTTGGTTACATGAAACGTAGAGGACGTAGACTTGCAGAACAGTTTGTGTTCGAATTCAACGACGAATTTACAAGAGCAGAAGTTCGTGCAATCTTCAACGATTTCTGCCAGTTCGTTCAGAATAATCGTGGTTTGGAAGAATTCTTGGTTGTGTGTGATGAAACCAACAACCCACCAACCGTTCGTGAACAGAATGAAATGTATATTGATCTTTATATCAAACCAACACCTGTTGCTGAATTCAGCTATCTGCGATTCTTCATCACCCGTTCGAGTGTAAACTTGCAAGAGTTGGCAACGAGAGTGACACCGGCACCAACAACTGCCTAATCCTATAACTATAGAAAGAGGATAGAATCATATGTATAGTCTAAACGATTTCAGAGAAAAGATCAATGATATCGCTCGTCCGTATCATTGGAAATGTACGTTTGATGGTGGTTGTTTTGCTCAGTTGCAGGATAGAGAACGAGTTACGGCAAGTATGCGTACTGCTGCCCTTCCGGGTTTGACCGTCAACGAAGTTGCCATTTCTTACTTTGGTATGACGTATAAGATTGGTGGTACTCCGACATATGAACCTCTTGCTGCACAGTTCATTATTGATTCGGAATATGAAGTTCTTACCGAATGGAAACGTGTTCTAGATGAAGTGTTCCAATACAATGAACAGAATGGTCCACAATGGCAAGCACCTATTGTTTATATGGGAACTATTACACTTGAACAGTTGAATACAGAACGTTCCATTGCTTCTCAGTACAAACTTGGTATGGCATATCTTTCGCAAACTGGTGCAATTTCCTACGGTCACGAAACCAAAGATGCTCCGTTGGTCTTCGACGCAACGATCACCTACAGCTTCTACAACAAGCAATAATCCAACCTTATAAGAATTCGCCCCACTTCATGTGGGGCTTTTCTTCTATATAAACACAACATTTTTTATATGCGTTCCTAGAATTTTTATAGGGGTGTTCTGTGGTCATTGGGTAAACATCTTTTTGTTGAAAATTCCCAAAGATTTGCCTAAATACATTAGACAAGAAGGGAGAGAAAAATGGATCAAGAATTTTACGACGAAAAAGTACCCACACCACAAATGAGTATTCCAAACGCAGGAATGCCTTCCGGATTTCAAACACAAACTCAACAGTTGACACCTGAAATTCTGGATAGCATTATCAACGATCCGAATCAACATCAACAAATTCGGGAAGGTGCGAAAAAGACCAAAGAAAGACTATTTCCCAATCATAAACCAGAACAACCCCCAACCGAACAACCCAAGGAAGTTGAAGTGCAAGAAACGACAAAACCTGTCCAACCACAACCCACACCACAAGTATCCAATGTGGACCCCTTTAGTGGATTGATGAATGCAATTTCAAAAGAACTCTATTCGGAAAGTGTACGACTTCTTAGTAAACCCGAAGTGTTGGTCAATCTTCGAGCATTGACCGTCGAAGAATACAAATTTCTGACGAAGCAACTTGAAACCTTTCTTTCAGAAACAAAGAAAGAAACAAAGAAAGAAGTCATTGAACAAAAAGAACTTTCTCTGAGTTGTGCGATTGATGTTGTTTTGAAGAAATGTATTACCAACGAAGTTTCAGTTGAAACCATGACCATGTATGATTGGATATATCTTCTTCTGTATCTTCGTTGTGTGTCTCGTCCAAAGGATACGACGTTCATTGTAAGAAACAAAGAAGAACAGAAGAACGTATCTATCGATATCTATGAAATGTTGAAGTATATGGAAGCAAACAAAGATCGATTTACCGAAGAAGTGTATGGGGAAGTTCCCTTGAAGGACGGATATAGTCTCTTACAAATGCAATTATCACGATTTGATTATCGATATGTTCAGCAAAATAGAATGATGTATGAAGATACTCCGATCAATCTTCTTTTGGACCTTATGAGTCTCAAAGCATTCAAGCAAAACGAGAATATCTTCCTTATGAGTCCAGAGCAAAGAATGGAAATTTACAAACGTTTGGACTACGATCAACTTTGCGAAGTTCGTTCAAATTTCGATTCCAATAACAACAAATTTTTGGATGTAGTCAACGAATATATCCGAAGTGTGGATGAAGGTGCGGAGGCATTGGTAGTCTCGGATTTTACCATATGCTTTTTAGATTTCTAACTCTTGAAGATTACACAAGTGTTTATATGTCACAAATTGATCTGTTCCTTTCAACAAAAATAGATGTGCAATTTACCAATCAGTTACCAATGGATGAATATGATATGTTGACAGTTGTTTTGGAAGAACGTCTACGACAAATAGACCAAGAATCAAAGAAGAAGTCCTAATATGGCAGAAGGTAGAAAACTTGCTTGGGGTACATATGGTGGGGAAACTCCCATTATTACTCCGGTTGATAAAGACGGAAATCCACGACAAGGTGATGATGGACCCGTTCAAATTGACTATC